TATCAATGTAAACCGAGAAGGATAAAAAAATGGCACTTTTTACACCATCAGAATCTCCTGCGGTTGTCGTAAAAGAAATTGATACCACTGGCGGCGTGCCAAACGTACAAACTTCTACCGGCGCAATCGTAGGTAATTTTAGATGGGGTCCTGTCGAGCAAAGAACTCTAATAGCCAGTGAACAAGGCTTAGTAGATACATTTGCTACTCCGAATACAACAAATGCAGTTGATTTCCATAACGCTTCATACTTCCTGCGTTATTCAAATTCTCTACAAGTTGTTCGTATGACAGACTCCAGTGGAGCAAATGCTTCATCAACAACAGGTCAAACTTCATCTTACAACAAAGGTGCTTTGACAAATCCTGTTGTTAAAAATAAATCAAATTTCGATGCTCAGCAATCATCTTTGGACTCAGACGGTTATACCTTTATAGCTCGTTTCCCAGGTGCGCTGGGTAATTCACTTAGAGTTTCAGTTTGTCCACCTTCAGTAAGCGATTCAGCTTTTGACAATTGGGCATACAAAGCATCTTTTGATGGAGCTCCAGGGACTTCAACATACGCATCAAATCGTGACGGTACAAACGATGAAGTGCATATTGCAGTTATTGATTTGAATGGTACATTCACAGGAACTGCTGGAACTGTTCTTGAAGCTTACCCATATGTCTCTGTCGCAACAGACGCAAAAGGTGATTTTGGACAGACAAATTATGCAATTAATGTTGTGAACGAAAGATCAAGTTATGTTCACATGATTGGATTTGACTCAGACTTTACAAACTCAGGCAACGCTGGTACGGCTACAACCGCTGGCTCAGCCAAAACATTCTTAGGAACAAATAACGATGCAATTGTAAACTTTGCTTTTGATTCAGGCGTAGATACTTCTTCTCTGAATACCGCCAAGTTTGCTTCAGGTTTTGATCTTTTTGAAGATAAAGAAGCTGTCGAAATCGACTTCTTGATTGCTCCTGGGATGGCAACTCGTACTGATCAAGTAACAGTTGTAAATGATCTGGTGTCAATCGCTGGAACAACTCGTAAGGATTGTGTTGTTACAGCATCTCCAGCGCGTAGCGATGTTGTTAATTTGACAAACGAAGCGACAATCACAACAAACCTCACAACGACTCTTGGTCAATTCACAAACTCTTCACACCTAATAGTTGATGGTAACTATCTGAAAGTTTATGATAAGTACAACGACCAATACATTCAGATTCCTGCCTCGTCATCTACTGCCGGTCTAATGGCCGAAACAGATAGAGTCGCTGCACCTTGGTTCTCACCAGCCGGTGCACGTCGTGGTAATTATCTCGGTGTAACGTCAATTGACTACAACCCAAATAAAACAAATCGAGACACTCTGTATAAAGCAGGTATTAACCCAATTGTTAATGTTGCTGGATCTGGTGTACAATTATTTGGTGACAAGACAAGATTTAACAGACCGTCTGCATTTGATCGCATCAATGTACGTCGTCTTTTCCTTGTTCTTGAAAGAGCAATTTCACGTGCAGCTCAAAACGTATTGTTCGAATTTAACGATGAATTCACAAGAGCTGAATTCGTTAACGTTATCGAACCAGTACTGAGAGATGTTAAGGGTCGTCGTGGTATCACTGACTATCGTATTGTGGCTGATGAAACAGTCAATACGCAAGCAGTTATTGATCGCAACGAATTTATCGCTAACATCTTCATCAAACCTGCACGCTCGATTAACTACGTTACACTGAACTTTGTAGCTGTTAGAACCGGCGTCGACTTTGAAGAAGTCGTTGGCTCAAGCGGCGTATAAGGAGGTAAGTTATGGCACTTGGTAGCGTAGACGAATTTAAAGCAAGACTCGCTGGTGGCGGTGCTCGCGGTAACCTCTTTCAGGTAACGCTGGCAAATCCACGTGGTGGTCTTGGTGTGGATCTTGATATTGATTTCGCTTCATTCATGGTAGAAGCGGCTCAACTCCCTGGGTCAACGATTGGAGTAATTAATGTTCCTTTCCGCGGCCGCACATTAAAAATGGCTGGTGACCGGACATTTGATGTTTGGACAACCACTATTATTAATGACACGGATTTCAAGGTTCGTAACGAACTGGAAAGATGGTCAAATGCAATTGCAAACCATGCAGATGCAGGTGGCATTCAAAATCCAGAACTTTACTTTGCTGATCTCAAAGTAGAACAGTTTGATAGAGATGAAAGAGTAATTAAAACTTACACTTTCCGTGATGCTTTCCCAACAGAAATCGCGCCTATTGAACTGAGTTACGCAGATACAGATACAATCGAAAGATTTACATGCAC